GCACTCAATAAGTTCTATAAGTCCACTGCTGAAGCTGAAATTGAATATAAAAAGAATATTGATTCAATTAAAGGTGCTAAGGATTCCAAGGAGTATACTGATTCTGTAAATAAGTATAGAGAAATGGCTGATGCTAAAAAGCGATTAGCTCAGGATGTATATGATCGTGAGAAATACTTACAATCAGATTTATATCAATTATACTCAGCAGGTTTTGATGCACTCAAAGGTCTAGCTAAGGACTTTGGTTCTGCTGTAACTGACGAGTTTATGAACTTTGCTACTACTGGTAAATCTTCATTTGAAGATTTAACTTCCAGCTTTGGTAATATGATTCAGAAGATGATCTATGATCTGATTCGTCTACGTATTCAAAAGCAGGTAACTGGTTTATTCGATCAGTTGATTGGTCTTGCAGGTAACGCCCTTGCACTAAAGCTAGGCACAGGTAATCCTCAAGGTATGACTTCTGCTCAAGGTGATCAGATGAATGCTGATATTCTGAGAGCACAAGCTAACGGCGGTGCATGGATGAATGGTGTACAAATGTACGCTAAAGGTGGCGTATTTAACGGCCCTACAATGTTCCAGCATAGTGGTGGCTTAGGTGTACTAGGAGAAGCGGGCGCAGAGGCGGTAATGCCACTCAAACGTGATTCCAGCGGTGCTCTAGGCGTAGTAGCTCAAGGTACAAGTGGTGGTTCTAACGTAGAGATTATTATCAACAATAACACCTCCGAGAAAGCAACTGCAACTGAAACTGTAGACAGCAGAGGTAATCGTAAGATTAATGTAACCATCGGTGAACTTGTCGCATCCGAAATTAGTCGTAGCGGTAGTTCTACTCAGAAAGCTATGACAAGTACATTCGGTCAGAAGCCTCAACTAATTAGGAGATAATTAATGGCGTATAGCTATACATGGCCGGGAACATTACCATCGTTACCGGATACAAACTATTCAGAAACTGGTGGTGTTAATATTATCCGTAGTCCTATGGATGCTGGCCCTGCAAAGCAACGTAAGCGCGGTAATAAACCACAGGTATTGCAATTGACATATACTATGTCTGCTGCTCAAGTTGTAATCTTTGAGGACTTCGTAAAGAATACCCTCAAAGGTACAGCTAGATTTGGTGTAACTCATCCTAGATTAGCTACAGTAGTTGAGGCTCGTATCGTACCACAGTCTGGTGGTGATCTATACACGATTACTTATATTAATCCTATGCGATATAGTGTAAGTTTTCAGATTGAGATTCTACCATGAGTAGACTAGGAACTATGTCGCCCGCTGCGGTGAGGGCTGTATTTTCACCTGAAGCTGATAGTGACTTATATATGTTACTTACGATATATGACCCTACTAACCCCGCTACTGTAATTGCTAGGTTAGCAGATGGTTATACTCAGCGTATTAGCGAAACAGATGACGATGTGGTATATGGTGTAGTAAGTAGAGGTAATAATTATATTTTCCTCCCGATGAACATTTCATTACCTACAGAAGTAGAAGCTCAGGCACCTACGTGTAGTATTACAATGCATGATGTTACTCGCTATATTATGCCACTCATAAGGCAGTTAAACGGCCCTCCAAGCGTTAAACTTGAGTTAGTACTCAGTAGTACACCAGATACTGTAGAAGCGTCTTTTAGCGAGTTTTACTTGACAGGTATTACATATAATGCTGAATCTGTTTCTGGTAACCTTAGTATGATTGATTATTCCCGAGAGGGATTTCCACAGCACTCATTTACTCCATTCCTATTTCCGGGGATGTTTTAAGAAAGATAAATCCTAAATGACTTCAAAAGACTTAACCAACCTAAAAGAATTACAAGTTGATAAATACATTGGTATTCCTTATGAAGTCAATGGTCGCAGTCTATCTAGCATTGACTGCTATGGATTAGTGCATCTTATCTACAAGGAAGAACTTGGTATTGATCTACCCAGCTTCGTTGAAGATGGTATTGATGCTAATCGTACTCAAGAATTAATTGCTCAGTATAAAGAAGGTTGGGAACAAACTGATTCACCTAAAGCTGGTGATGTAGTTATCTTCAAGATTCTAGGTGTTGATGCTCACATTGCATTGGCGATTAGTTCTACGCATTTTATCCATGCTCGTCAAGGGCAGAATTCAGCTATTGAATCATTCGATAATCCAAGATGGAAAACTCGATTTGTTGGTAGCTATAAGTATAGCCCAAAGAAATCAGTAGTACTAAATGGTATCCCTCATCCATTAAGAACTGAACGTATTACTACTGCAATTCCTCCCGGTACTAACATTATCCAATTACAAGATTGGATTGTTAAGCAGTATAATGTTGCTGAAAGTTACAAACCATTGATGCATGTGTTTGTGAATGGTGTACGTATTCCTGATGAAATGAAGGAATCTACTATCATTCAAGACAATGATGTAGTTGAGTATCGTGTGCTGGCTCAAGGCGGTGGTGATATTCTACGTACTGCTCTTACTATTGCTGTAGTAATCTATGCACCTCAACTAGCTGCTTCAATTGGCAGTATTGGTGGTGTAGCTTTGACTACAGCAACTGGTGCATTAACTACAGCAGGCACATTAGTATCTCTAGGTCTAACGGCAGTAGGTATGGCTCTAGTTGATGCTATTGCCCCTGTGCGTATCCCTAGTTCTAACTTTGGTGATCCTACTAATCCCGGTTCAGCAGAACAACAATTAATGGTAACTGGTGGTTCTAATCAAGTTACTCCATACGGTTCTATCCCATTTGTACTTGGTAAGGTAAGACTAACACCTCTGCTTGGAGCTAATACATATAATCTATTCAAAGATCAAGGTAAAGAATCGTACCTTCGTATGCTATTGGTATGGGGCTACGGCCCTTTATTTGTGGATGAAACTACACTACAAATTGGTGAGTTACCACTTAGTAACTATCAAGGCGTAACACAGCAAACTCTCACCCGTATTACAGAGCCTACCGCACCGCAATTAGCTGCATTTAATGACCTTTATGGTACGGATATTACCCAAGTTAATTCAGGCGTTGAGTTGACTTGTGATGGTGTTGCTGGAACTACTCCCGTTACTCCCGGCCCTTGGTTAACAGCAACGAGTACTGACGGTGCTGCTGGTGATTTCACAGTAGCTATTCATTTCCCTCAAGGTTGTAGAAAGATTGCTTCTAAAGGTTCTGATGCTGGTAAATCCTTCGCATCCCCCGTTGAGTTTCAAATAGAATATAAACTAGCTTCTGCTGGGACTTGGACTAACTCAGGTATTAATTATTCAGTTGGTACATCTCCAGTTAAAGATGCTTTTACATGGACAAAATCATTTACTGTAAATAGTTCAAGTGAAAACGTACAAGTTCGTATACGTAGAATTACTGGTACAGGTAATACTGCCCCTGTAGATGAAGACTATCAATGGTTATTCACTAGTACATTAGTTAATACAACATTCAGTCGTAATACTACTCCAGCAATCGATCCACTTAACTGTAAGATTGCTAAGACAGCACTGGAGATTAAAGCATCTGATCAACTTAATGGTCAGATTGAAGGTATTAATGCCATTGTTTGGACTTACGGTAAATCATGGAATGGTACAGCTTGGGTTGATGGTAACATTAATAACCCTGCCGCTTTGTTCCGTCATGTATTAGAGCATCCTGCTAATCCTCGTAGAGTAATGGATGCTGCTAGTAAGATTAACCTAACTCAGCTTCAATACTGGCATGAGTACTGCACAGCAAAAGGCTTTACTTATAATGCTGTAGTTGGTTCTCAACGTTCAGTATTGGATATTTTAGGTGATATTTGCGCTGCAGGTAGAGCTAGTCCTGCAATGGTTGATGGTAAATGGACAGTTGTAATTGATGAACCTAAGACCAACATTGTACAGCACTTTACTCCGCACAATTCATGGGGATTCGAAGGTGCTAAAGGATTACCAAGAATTCCAGATGGGCTACGTGTTACATTTATCAATGAAGACAAGAACTATCAGGAAGATGAAACAATCGTTTATGCTGCAGGTAAATCTTCAGCTAATGCTTCATTACTTGAAAGTATATCCGTTCCCGGTGTAACCAAACTTGCTCAAGCTCAGGATCATGCCCGTTGGCATATGGCTCAAGCTAACCTACGCCCTGAATCATACACACTGAATACGGACATTGAATACATTGTTTGTAATCGTGGTGATCGTGTAAAGGTAATGCACGATGTTCCAATGTGGGGATTAGGTTCTGGTCGTATTAAGAATAGAATTAGCAGTACTGTTTTTGAACTTACGGAAGAGCTATCAATGCAAGCTTCTGTCACTTACTCATTGCGAGTACGTGGTAAATCAGGTAGTACTACTATTCGTAATACAGTACCTAAATTAGCAGATGGTTATTACACTCAAATTGAACTTACGGTTGCAAGTACTACTAATGAAATAGATAATGATGATCTATTTTTATTTGGTGAGTTAAACCAAGAAGCTCAAGATTGCTTAGTAATTGCGATTGAACCGCAAGATAATAAGACAGCTAGGATTTCACTAGTTGACTACGGTGTAACTTCGACGTATAATATCTTTAACGATTATCTGAATTATACTAACCCTATTGCGTTTGAATCCCAAATAGCATTACCACCTAAACTGCTAATCCAGAGCTTTGGTACTAAGGTTCCTACAATTACCGGTATTATCAGCGATGAACGAGTAATGCAGAAAATTGCTGCTGGTGTATTTGCGTATAATATGCAAGTATCCTATACCAATGCTGCTGAGTTACCTGCTACTGTCAGTACTGTAGAGTTCCAATGGGACTATAATGCAGCTATCGATGCATATGGTACGCGCAGTAAACAGGTTGATTATAACCTTGGTTCTGTGACCATCTCGGATGTAGACGAAGGCGCTGTAATGAAGGTTCGTGCTAGGTACGTTGGTACTGATGGTAGAACTGGACAATGGACAGCATGGACTACGCATACAATCGTAGGTAAAACTAACCCACCAAGCAACGTAACAGGTTTTGCTGTTGCTGTAGATGGTACGACTGGTAAATTAAAATTATCATGGACAACTAATACAGAAGTTGATATTAAGGCTTATGAAGTTCGTACTGATACCCTATGGGGTAATACGGCAAACTTGGTATTTCTAGGTGATGCCACAACTTGTTTTGCGGTACCTCCTGCAGTTGGTGCAAGTGTAACATACTACATTAAAGCGTTGGACTATAGTTCTAATTATAGTGCAACTGCTGCTAGTGCTTCATACACTACTACTGCTATTAGTAACGTAACAACCGCTACAGCTAACTTCTTTGATAATAGTAAGAGTAGCGCATATGTTACTCTTGATTGGAATAATGTAAGTCCTATATTTGGTTTATCTGGTTATAAAGTATCTTATGATGCTGTGACTAGGTTCGTAGCTAGTAATACTTTACTAATTATGGCTGATTGGATTGGTACAAGAACCTTTACAATCAAGACAGTAGATACAAATGGTAATGAAAGTACTGGTTATAGTTTTAATGTAACTAAGAGTTTACCTAATGCTCCTACGAGCGCTATATTTTCAGTTGATCAAGCTACTATTACATTGGACTGGAATGATGTACCAGTTACCACATTACCTATTTGGGGCTATGAAGTAAGAACAGATACTAACTTTGGTACGGCTGGTTATATCTTCAAAGGTGCAGCCAGTACTTGTAGTCTATCTTCTGTTGATTTAGTTCTAGGTACTAACTCATTTTACATTAAGTCAATTGATACGGATAATAACTATTCAAGTGCGTATTATACATCAAGTTATTCTGTAGGTTTACCACCTAATGTAAGTACAGTTGATTATATCTTCGCTGATACTTCATTAACCGCAGCTACTGTTACTTTAACTTGGAATGAAGTTAATCCTACATTTAAGTTAGAAGGTTATGAAATCAGTTATGATGCTGTAGTAAAAGTTATTCAGGCTAACAGTATTACTTTACCTGCTAACTGGATTGGTGAAAGAACCTTTGTTATTAAAACGATTGATGCCCTTGGAAATAAATCCACTGGTTATTCAAAGATTGCTACAAAGAATTTACCTAATCCTGTAACTAACTTTAGATCACAGGTTATCGATAATACCGTAATGTTTTACTGGGATTTGCCTGCAGTTACATCATTACCTATTGACCACGTTTTACTAAAGAAAGGTGCTACATGGGCAACGGCTGTAACAATTGGTGAAAAGAAAGGTGGGTTTACTACACAGAATGAAACTGCTGCAGGTACTTATACGTACTGGATTGCTGCGGTTGATACCGATGATAATGAATCAACACCTGTATCATTAACTACTGCAGTAGCGCAACCACCTGACTTCGTATTCTTTAGTCAATTTGATAGTACATTTAGTGCTACTAAATCCAATGCTGTGAAGGATACAAACGTCAATAATTTGATTCTTCCTATTAATACAACTCAGACTTTTGAGCAGCATTTTACCAGTAGAAGCTGGACTTCTCCACAAGATCAAGTTACTGCTGGCTATCCAATTTACGCTCAACCAAGTGAAGCATCTGGATATTATGAAGAAACATTTGATTATGGTACTGTTCTAACTAGTAGTAAAGTTAGTATTATATACAAAGGTACTATTGTAGCTACTCCAATTGCGATCAGTACTAATATATCTGTTTCTGCTAATGGTAGTACATGGGTTGATTATATAGGTGTATCAGAGGTATTTGCTACAGCATTTAGATATGTAAAAGTTAGATTAACTGCTACAACATCTAGTGCAACAGGTGTTTATAACCTTGAGTCACTAAGTGTAAAACTGGATTCTAAACTGCTAAATGATGCAGGTACTGTAAGTTGCTTATCTACGGATACATTGGGTACTATCGTAAACTTCAATAAGGAGTTTGTGGACGTGACTAGTATTACAGTATCACCGCAAGGTACTACTGCAATTATCCCTGTGTATGATTTCCGAGATTCAGTTGATGCCGCTACGTATTCAGTAGTATCAAATGTATGTACGGTAACGCTTAATTCGCATGGATTTGTTACAGGACAGAAAATCCGTATTGGCATCTCTACAGGTTCAGGTGTTGGTGGTGTATACACAATCACTGGTACAACAACTAATACGTTTACTGTAAGTATGACTACTGCTAATACTTCCGGTAATTGCAGTACATATCCTGAATCATTCAGAATATATTTGTTCAACACTGCGGGTACTAGGGTAAGTACTACTGCTTCATGGAGCCTTAAAGGATATTAATCCTTAATCTAAGTAATATTTGTAAATTAACTAAGGGTGGTATTACGTTATCACCCTTTTTCAAGGAAAGGATTTGCAATGGCAGATCATAGTAAACCAGTGCTTACTAGCACATATACTAACTTTGTTAGTGAACTTGACGCTAGGTTTGATGATCTGGCGGTTGGATTAGACCCTGCAGTTACTACTGCTACTAATATACCTACAAATTCTATTCGGTGGAATTCTGCTTTAGCTAAATGGCAAAAATGGAGTGGTGCAGCTTGGGGTGATTTATCGGCAAGTTATAATTTTACAGCGGGCGCGTTTACTACGCTGTCGGCGACTGGGAACACCACAGTATTAGGTGTAACCGCATCTGGAAGCGCAGACAACGCATTTGGCCTATCTGCGGTCAGTGCCACTAGCGACTTGCAGTTTACTGGTTACAACACGTCTGTAACAGGCGCTGTTATTGAAGCTCGACGTGGCTCAACGTACAAAAACCTGACACTGAATGGCGTGAACATAACGCTCGGCAGCACGGGTGCAGGGCAGGCAGTTGTTTCTACCACCGGCCTCTCCGTCACTGGTGCGCTGAGTGCTACGGGACAAATCAAAGCAGGTAGTGGTGGAGCAACACCTACCGCTCAGCTTGCAAACGTAACGCCGTCTGGTACTGAGGCTTCAATCGAGCTTTACCAAACAGGTGTTGAGTCGTGGAAGATTAAAAATCTTGCTTCAAGCACCGACTTGGTTTTTGCAAATAGCGGCACAGAAAGGCTAAGGCTTGTGGGTTCTGGTGGCGTAAACGTCACTGGTGCGCTGAACAGCATTGCATCCACAGGCGTGTTTTCTGCCCGCATCGGTAACTCCGGAACTGGTGCGCAGAACCTAGTCAATATGGTTACTGGTGAAGGCGGCTCACCTCTTGGTGTTGGCCAATTCTTTTCCGATGCAAGTAATAACTTGATGTTGAGCGCTGGTGCTGGAAGCTTGCTGCTTGGTATTGGCGGTGCAGAGAAGGTGCGCGTTGACACCTCCGGCAACCTTGGCCTCGGTGTTACGCCGAGTGCGTGGGCATCATTTAAGGTTATGCAGTTCGGAAACGGAACTGCAGACACCTTCATTGCTGTGTCGGGAAATCAGGGCGATATTGGTGTTAATGCGTACTACAACGCAGGGTGGAAGTACCAATCAAGCGGGGTAGCATCTTCTCGATACGAGCAAGGTAGTGGAACGCATACTTGGTTCACCGCCCCCAGCGGCACCGCAGGCACAGCCATCACCTTCACGCAGGCGATGACACTTGCGGCAAACTCCGAACTGAACATCGATAGTGGCACTGGTGGTGGCCGACTGACGTTCACCCCCGGCGCAACGCAAAACCAGATTGCCAGCACAACTACGGGCTTTGGCGCGTACAACATTCTTCGTTATCGCGGGACGCAACACCAATGGCTTGATTCCGCAGGAACGCAGGCGATGACCTTGGATGCGTCAGGCAACCTCGGCCTTGGGGTGACGCCGAGTGCTTCGTCCATCAAGTCCATACAAATCGGCCCCAATTTGGCTGCGCTCTACCTAGGCAACAATGGTAATGATTCGATTATCGGAGATTCAATCTACGTCAACGCTGGGTTCAAGTACGCATATTCTGGCGTAGCTGTTTCATTTTATGAGCAGACCGCTGGTAGCCACCGATGGTACAGCTACGCAGCGGGTACATCCGGTAATGCCGTAAGCGGTGGAGCAGGGCAGGCAATGACGCTGGATGCGTCGGGGAATTTGTTGGTCAACTGCACATCGCTGTTAAACACAAGTCAGAGTGGGTTTACTGCGGCGACTATCTCAGGCTCCACACAAACTGATACTGGTCATGCAAACTTGACTGCAAGCGGCGCGACTTATTCAAATTTTCGATACAACACAAACGTCATTGGCTCAATCACCCAAAATGGGACTACAGGTATATCTGTAAATAGCGCAGCAAACCTAAGCCTAACAGGAACCTCCGCTACCCTGAATACAGGTTCCGGTATTACTACCCTAGTATCAACCGCAGCAGGGCAAGGCCTAGACCTAACCGGCAGTACTACAAACAGCAGAACAATGCGCGCTATCAACACAGGCTCAACCCTGCATGTAGGCGTAGAAAGTTCTGCAGGTAATCAGGTGTTCTCAGGCAGTGCAGCATACTCGGGTATAGTCGGTACGTCAAGTGCTACATCATTGCACCTAGCCACTAACGGTACTGTTAGAGCTACGATTAATTCCTCTGGTGTATTCAGTACTACAACACCCGCTACAACCGACAATTCAACCACAGTAGCTACCACTGCTTACGCAAGAGCTAATGATATTGGGGTAGATCAGACTTGGCAGTCACCTTCTCGTGCAGCTAGCACTACTTATACTAATACAACAGGTAAACCTATACTGTTTGCAGTAACATTTAGTAATGGAGGAAACCCTTTCACTGCTACTCAGACGGTGGATAGCACCAGTATTTCTACTTACTACTATACAGGGGGTGGTGGCTGTGGCACCATGATAGTACCACCGGGCAGTACGTATTCAGCAAGTGGTGCTACACTTGGTAGTTGGATCGAGCTACGTTAACATAAGGAATAGACTATGCCTCATTATAAAAATCAAGATTCATCTGTACTGTACTGGCTGGATGAAGGTGACGATCCTCTACAATGGCTACCCGAAGGAGTACAAGAAGTTACAAACGAAGAAGCTGACGTAATCCGATCGGCTATTTTTGCAGCTAGTACACCAGCTAAACCCCCTGTTACCTCAGTAACAATGCGCCAAGCTAGACTAGCCCTACTCCAAGCCGGTCTACTCAGTTCTATCTCTGCTGCATTGCAAGCTATTCCTGATGAAATGCAGAAACAAGCCGCATTAATCGAATGGGAGTTTGCTTCCACCGTAGACCGCAGTTCTCCGTTTACACAAAGTCTAGCTAGTGCTTTAGGATTAACTGAAGCTGATCTGGACGGTTTATTCCAAGCTGCAAGTAAGTTATAACATGCTAGTATTAGAAGGTATATTATTTACGGTACTATACCTTATCTGCTTTTTCTATCTGTATGTACTTGTAATGGGTATATACAGAGCGCATTTAGCAGGTAAGTTATCTAAGTTTTTACTAGTACTATGTCTACCTGCGGTTCTGCTTGGTATTATATTTGACGTATTAGCGAATATTTTTATTGCTACTTTTGTCTTTCGTAAATTCCCTAGACAATGGTTGGTTACTACTCGCCTGATACAAATCAAGAATAATCCACTAGAACATCAGCATAATAAAGCCTTGGCTCAATATATCTGCGAACATATGCTGGATATATTCGATCCAACTGGCGATCATTGTTAATGGTCAGTTGCTAATTACCTTGCCTTCGCTTAAAACCTGTGCTATAATATACATAGGTCAGGTAAAGGTAAGTCTTTACTATTTTTATCACTTTAAAGGAGTTCTATGCAATCTCAAACTATCACTCTCTCCGTTGACGTAAACGAAGTAAACGCACTATTGCAAATTTTAGGTGACACACCTGCGAAGTTAGGTTTATATCCACTATTGGTTAAGATTAAAGAGCAAGCTGAAGCGCAACTAAACGCAGGTTCAGCTAAGGAAGCTCCAGATGCTTGATTTAATTAAACAACGTCTATCCAGCAAGACGTACCTTACAGCTTTATTTTTAGCTTTGATTACTGGCTTGGAGATGAACTTTCAGTTTATCCAGCAATTCATTCCCGCTGAATACAAGCAATACGTTGTATTTATTTGGCCTGTAGCAATGATGACTTTACGCGAAGTTACTACTTCAGCTTTAGCAGATAAATAAAATCTAAGTTAATATAGCCCCTTTAATCAGGGGCTTTTTATTTTGTGTTTAATATACTTAGGGAAGTATCCTATGCCATTCTTACCGTTTCAGTTTTCTTTTATATTGGATACTATCCCCGTAATACTTGCAGTAATTGCGTTAGTTAAACTATATCAATTAGACGTTCATAATATCACCGTTAGCTTGTCTAGAATAAGTTGCATACTATTAATCATATGCCAAGTTACTTGGATTCATTCCTATATAAATCATTTTCCTTTAATCAACTCCCTTATTGATAATTTATGGACAGTATTTAACTCAGTAGTAATGATATTAATCCTGATTAATACTAGTAATTTAAAAGCAGAGGCTAATCATGACAGAAGCAACTAACTTTAGACTTGCTTATTTACTTTCATTAAGTAAAGTTGAAAGTACAATAATGCTATGTGTTACAGCTTTTCTATTATCACTTGGATTTATGTTTGGTATTCATGACACTAATCCTGACTATAAATTAATATGGCAATTTGGTAGTAGTAACTTTTGGTGTATAACCTTTGGTTTATATTCAGTAATCAAGGGATTAAGTTTATTTCAAAATATAGATTATAGATTAAATATTTTAAATTCAATACTCGGGCTTTGGGGATGGTTATATATTTGCTTGAGTTTTACTGTATTTGATACTTCTCCAATATCCCCGCACGAGTTAGTATTCATGGCTCCAGTACTTGCTGAATCATGGTTATTACTTTCTTATCAACATAATAAAGAGAATATTAAATATGATAACGAACTTAATTAGCACAACTGCAGCAGATATTGCCCAAGCTACTACATTAATTGCCGTTGCAATTATTGGTGGTATCATGGCACTACAGAAGGTATTAAAAGGATTTAAAACTAGTGCTACGGAAACCAATATTATTTCGTTAATGCATACTGAGTTAAAGCGAATGGCTGAACAGAATTCAACATTAGCTTCAGAATTAAATAAATTACAAATTGAGATTTTAAATCTTAATAAAGAACTAGGTAATCTGTCAGCAGAAAACCAAAAGTTACATAAGGAAGTATCTTCATTAACTGCCGAAGTAGGTAGGTTACAAAAGGTACTAGCACAGAATAATATACAAGTTGATAGTGAGGTGTAATATGATCCCTATAGTCGCAGGAATTGTGTCTAGTTTAATCAGTGCTAACCTTCCAAAAGTAGCACAAGCGGTACTAGATAAAGGTATTGATGTAGTATCTGAAAAGCTTGGTGTAAAGCTTGAACCAGATATGACACCTGAACAGATTCAGGCAGTTAAAGAGGCTGCTATGAAACATGAAGAATTCCAAATTGAACAGGATAATAAAAATACAGATAGTGCTAGAGTAATGAATACGGGTATTCAAACATCTGAGCATGCTAGTATGTTAGCCAAGAATGCTGCTTACTTTATTGACTTTGCGGTAGTAGCTGCGGCTGTCATTATCTCATGGTTGGCCTTTTTCAAAGGAGTTCCACCTGAGAATAAAGAGTTGGTATATATGGCATTAGGTTCACTCTGGACATTGGTGGGTACAATAGTAAACTTCCACAGAGGTTCTAGTCGTACATCACAAAATAAAGATGAATTAATTAAGAAATTGAGCCAACAATGACATATTCATTCGGACAAAAAAGCCTAGATAAGCTAGGTACAGTACATCCTGACTTACAGAAGCTATTTAAAGCGGCTATAACGGACTCTCCTTACGATTTTTCAATCACCGAAGGGGTACGTACCTTAGAGCGTCAAAAAGAGCTTGTGGCGGCTGGTAAGAGCACTACGATGAACAGCAGGCATCTGACAGGTAAAGCTGTGGATATTGCAGTGTTTGTTGATGGTAAATTAACATGGGATTCTAAATACTATAAAGCGGTTACTGACCATGTTAAGAAACTATCAATTGAAATGAAGATTCCTGTTGTATGTGGAATCGATTGGACAACTTTTATCGATGGGCCTCATATTGAGCTTGATAAAAGAGTATATCCTTAAATGAATAAAGCCGTAGGTAACCTTAATTGGTCGCCTACGGCTTTTTCTTTTGCTTATTTTACTTTACATAATCTTCAGTATTGACAAATCCAATATAAGAAGCTATATCAGTAAAACCAATATATCTACTTACTTCTTTTCCATCAACCAAGATAATACTTGTCGGAACTGAACGCACATTATATTCCATAAATAATTCACGATCACATGAAGTATCTACAGTCATAATACTATCTACATCCAACTGCACTTCTTTCATTGAGTTATTAAGTGCTTTACATGGTGCACAAGTTTGAGATTTAAATATTAGTAATTTCTTCATATTATCCTTTAAAATACAACTTCACATGCACCACCTTGACAACCGGCTGCAGCTAATGTATCAACTTCTGTATAAGTCTGCTTCTGTAGTTCCTTGGAAAAATCAATATCAACAAAGTTATTCTTGATACTTTCCCATTTATGAAGATTATATACATCTTTTAAACACGACTGCATCTTGTCCAGATCACCAGCAAAGAAATTCTTACTGAACTTTTCTGCTCTACGAATCCAATCACGCTTTAATAGATCATCAGAATCTTCTGTTAACTGACTACCATTACCCTGCAGAGCTTCACAGGCTGTCCATAGATTTCGATTAAATGCTCTTAGACCTTCGACAACTAAACCAGAAGCAAGCATTGCCCCTGAGCCATATTTACTTACGATTTGCTCTGCAGTAAATACTTCAGTAAATGGAGCTTGAGCATATGCTTTATCTCCAGATGCAGGTAGCAGTGAAATACCAGCAAACCATTGGCGATTATCAAAGATATATTGTTCTACTTCATCCCAATTATTTACAGTAATGGTATTGCTTACATTATGTCGCACTTCTGGAATACGGCAACGATCATGATTAGTACCATGCTCAATCCAATTCTGTTGTACATTCTTTACATACTCTAACTGCTTTACACCAAGTAAATCACTCTTGTAAATAGAATCTTCATTACTGACAATTGGAAAGCTAATTACATTGTCCGTACCATTGCTAGACCAAACTGACTTTTCAACCATCTTTGGGTTAAGCTTTTGAATAACATGACCTACTTCATCTTGTTCATTTACCTGCACATTGCGGAAATACATTGGAGCATGCTCACCATGAATACCAGAAGCTGTACCAAGTAGAACAGAAGCATTCCCTGATGGTTTAACAACTGTACAACGCGCTGCACGATTAATACCTAGTAACTCAGCTACTTCAGCATTCAGTTTCTTTACAACTTCAGCGCCGATCTTTTGAGCAGAACCTTTAAACAACCAAGGGTTATTCATCCAACCTGTAATACCCACTCCAATTAGTGCTTCTTCCTCCGTAATCTTTTGTGAAGATTCAGAAAGATACTTGAACTTAGTATACCCAGCTTGCAGTGTACCTAGAATTGCACCAGCACGACATGCTCTCTTGAACTCTTCTAGATCATAAATCTTACCACCATTTAGTTCTGTAAGATTGCACATTTGCCAGCCAGTTTCACCATCAAATGTCTGCGGATACATGCCAACTTCAACACAAGGGTTATATGTAATATCCAAGTTATCTGTAAAGATAAAACCGGGTTCGCCAAACTCTTTAACGGACTGCATGATACCCGCCCATTCTTCACGAGTTAATTCGTCGCGCTTAATCATTGCTGAGTTATTACTACGACCTCGTTGTGGGTTATCGATAAACCAATTACCTGTTTTAGCCTTTAGCATCTCTTGATCATCTTTGCTAAACATACAGATAGTAGCACTACGACGAACACCACCAGATAATACAGCATCTGACATATGCATAACTAAATCATAAGCTACGATAGGTTTAATCTTAACTTGCTCTGCATTCTCAAATTGAGAATCTAGTAAAGCCTCGCATTTGATTAAGGATGTACGCAGACCATCAGGGCCGGGGGCTTTAAAACCTCCGCTAATCTTAGCACCTTTTGGTCGAATTAGATTAAAGTCAAAATGAACTTGACAACCTTTGTATTCAGGAAATACGGCGTGATCTACAAAGTAAGAACTTAGTAATACAGCATATGCATTTGACCAACCTTCAATACTATCTTCAACTTGATATACTTTAACCTTTTTCTTACTACGAGCTTTAATTTCAGGTAGCTTTGAGATATGTTGCTTCTGTACAGAAAAACCTACACCCACGCCACATAGCATTAAGTACATTGCTTCGTTAAAGAATGCGGGACGATCTGCATATGTGCTGCTGCAGTTATACCACCGTGCCTGATGCTTTAGTACTTGTTCACCACCAAACTGTAAACCGCGTTGTGCACCAAGTACTAGCTTATCTTTATATGCTTGTTCTGCTTCATCAATTAGTGCTGATAGTTCTGGTGTCATTTTATCAGCATAGTATTGACGGTGCACATTCATTACTCGCTCAACAGCTTCATCCCATGATTCAAACCCTTGCTTATCATCATTCCAACGGGAATATCCCATATAGAATTTAGCTTCTGACATTAATTCCTTTGCTGCTTCAAAACTTGTATTTTTACTTTGCA